CGAGATTCAGTCTGATGGCTTTGAGCCTGTTGTGGATAAAAAGAAGCGCAAACGGCCGAAACCAAAGAAGGAGGTTGCGGAGACGCCTAAGGAGATGCCTAGTGCCCCTTTGGAGGTTCCGCCTCCTCCCTCTATTGCCATTCTCCCTGACACCTTGCCAAAGCGTGGCCCAATTTGCGCAAAGAAGCAATGTGCTCAGTTTGGCGAATGGATTCCACAGCCGGATTTTCGGGTGCCCGTTGTCTCGAGGAGATTATCTCCCATTACCCGCCGAGACAACGGGCGTACCTGGAGTCAGTAAGGCGGGATAACACTTATCGAAATTTGCCGGTTATCGGCCGTGTCAAAAGACACGGCGGTCTGGTTGGGAAGTCCACCGTTGACCCGTACGTTGAAGAGTTTCTTGCTGCTCACCGTATAGAGATTGAACCGGCATTCGTGCGAGTTGTCCCTGATGCCGACGCTGAGGATGTTGCAGTGCATAAATATTCTCAGCAGCCCTTTCAAATTAGCCCTCTGACCTCCATTTGCCTTGATATTGCCACTGAGTGGGTGATTCAAGACCTGAAACCTTATTGTTGCTCCCGTGTTGCTCATTTTGATGAAATCATTGAGTACTTGGACCTGTCCAAAAACCCTGGTGGGTTGTGGTTGAATGATTACTCCACCAAGTGGGAGGCACTGAATTCGCAAGAGTTCGTGCCCTGGTTCTTTGAGGAATATATGAGATCTATGGCAACCAAAGAGCCTATCTGGTCGCTGACAACTTGGTTCATGAAAACCGAGATGCGTCCGCGTAAGAAGGCTCTAGACAACGACTTGCGGTCCATTTCAGGCAAGTCTCTGGAGCATGTCATAGCCATGAACATGTTTGACTTGAAGTTCAATCTTGACTTTGTCAAATATGGTGGACATGGTTGGTCCGCCCTGGGCGTGCCACTTGTCCATGGTGGTTGGAAAAAGTTCATTTTCGACAAGCTTGAGCGCTTTCCCAACTCGTATGAGGTGGATGTGCGCTTGAACGACTCTTCTTTTCATCGTTCCACTTTTGATCGCGTTCAGCGCGTTCGAGAGGAACTTTCCCAAGGAATGAGCGAATTGGACTCCGTGATATGGAAAAATTTGTACGTCCAAAAATTCTGTGGTCCCCAGGTGCTGTCTGACGGCACTGTAGTGTGGAAGCAGGAAGGTCAAGACTCTGGTCAGTCCAGTACCATTGTTGAC